GACAAGGTCGACCGACTGGCCGAGAACCAGCAACGACATGAGCAGGTCAAGCACCGGCGCGAGCGTCGCTGGTAGTCCGTATCCCTCGAGCATTGGCGGGCGAATGATCGAAGCACGAACGCACCTGCTTATTCCTGACTGTCAGGTTCAGGCAGGCCCGGAATACATCACGGACCATCTCGGATGGGTCGGCCAGTTCTGGCTCGACCATCGCGCCGAGATCGACCTAGCTGTGTGCATCGGCGACTTCAGCGACATGGCGTCACTTTCAAGTTTCGATCGTGGGAAAAAGGCCTTTGAGGGCCGGCGTGTCATTGCCGACTTCGAGGCCACCCGGTCGGCGATGAGTCTCATGCTGTCCCCGATCAACGCTCACAACCAGAAGATGCGTAGCCAACATGAGCCGCTCTATCGGCCGGCCATGCACCTAACCCTCGGCAACCATGAGCACCGGATCGACAAGGCAGTCGAAGACCGGGCCGAACTCGAAGGTGTCATCTCCACCACAGACCTCGGCTACGAGGCTGCTGGGTGGACCGTGCACCCGTTCCTCGATGTGCTCAGCCTCGACGGCCTCAACTACTCGCATTACTTCTACAACCCGGGCAACGGTCGCAGCCTCTCGGGAAACATCGAGACCAGGTTGCGTGCTGTCGGCGCCTCATTCGTGCAAGGCCATCAGCAGCAGCTCGCGTGGGGCATGCGTTATGTGATGGGTCAACCACAGATGGGCCTCGTCGCCGGGGCCTGTTACCTGGGGAGATCGCCGGCCGAGTACCGCGGACCACAGGCCGAGGAGTGGCGAGGAATCGTGCTGCTCCGCAATGTCGTCGATGGCTTTGGCGACGTCCAGACCATCAGCCTCGACAATCTCTGTCGCCGCTACGAGGGCAAGACCCTCAGCCAGTTCATGCAACCTCTCTACTGATCGCAGGAGATCACCGTGGGCAAGAAGCACAAGTTGGACGATCCCGAAGCCGGTATCCCCAACATCCTCCTCGACGCCTTCGCCCTCACCCAAGGGGACCGCAACGAGTCCTACGGCCCATTCCATGAGGACTACGCCCGCGTAGCTCGGACGTTCCGGGCCCTGACGGAGATGCCTGACGGCGAACCGATGGTCATGGATTCGGCGCTCGGTTGCCTCTGGATGGTTCTCGTAAAGCTCGGACGCTGCACCTACAAGATGCAGACAGGCATCGCCTACGAAGATCCGACCTCCGTGCAGGACGACCTGACCGATGCGGCCGGATACCTGCGTGGCACCTTTGACTGCCTCCACAACCCCGAGACCGTCGAAGTCTTCGTTGCTGACGACGAGCTCGACGACGAGCCCGACGACGACGATGACTGACACGCAATGGGGCTGGGCGCTGCTGGTCTGCGAACTCGCCGGCCTCGCTGCCACCAGTCACCTGGTGGGCGCACGCCGACTCTGGTGGGGCTGGCTTGTTGTCCTCGGCTGCGTCTCGGTCCCGTGGGTCGCTTACTCGATCGCCACGTCACGCACCCCTTTCCTTCTTCTGTCGGTCCTCTGGGCCGGCGTGCACATCACGAACGCCTACCGGTGGAAAGCAGACCCCGAATCATGACTACGCCCGCTGTGTATCCGTTGACTGTTCGCATCGGTTCGACCGAGACCGTGTCGCTGACCCTCCAAGGCGCCGACGGCACGCCCACCAATATCACCGGGCGCACCTACGCGGCTCAGATCCGCACGACCGCCGACGCCACCACCACCGTCGCTGTCTTTGCTTGCTCGATCGTCTCGGCCGCTGCCGGCACCGTGTCGGCCACACTGTCGGCCACGACCACCGCAGCCCTCGCACCACAGGCCGCGGTGTGGGATCTCGTCGAAACCAACGGCGCCACGGTCACCACGCTCCTCGCCGGCCCGGTCACTGTCCAGCAGGGCGTGACGCGATGAACGACGCAGTGACCCTGCGCACCTCCGATGCTGTCGTGATCCGTGTCGGCGTCGATTCGGTGCGCGTGGTCGAGTCTCCGAGCAACGTCATCACCGCTGTCGGCAGCTCAGTCTCCGGGCCTGTTGGCCCGCAAGGCAACCAAGGCTTACGGGGTGCTACTGGCGCTCAGGGTGCGACTGGTGCGACTGGCAATCAGGGCGCCGTCGGCGTCCAAGGTGCACAGGGCGTCATCGGTTCACAGGGCGTCATCGGTGCACAGGGTGCCACCGGTGCACAGGGCAACCAAGGATTCCAAGGTGCCACCGGTGCACAGGGTGCTACTGGCGCTCAGGGCGTCATCGGCGCCCAGGGTGCACAGGGCAGCACCGGCCCACAGGGCAACCAAGGCCCACAGGGTGTCGGTGGTGCTCAGGGAACGGCTGGTGCTCAGGGTGCCACTGGTGCTCAGGGTGCACAGGGTGCACAGGGCAACACGGGCGCACAGGGTGCTGTAGGTGCCCAAGGCAACCAAGGTGCGACCGGCCCGACCGGCGCGCAGGGTGACACAGGTCCGCAAGGTGCGCAGGGTGACACGGGCGAAGGTGTCGCTACCGGCGGCACAATCGGACAGGCGTTAGTCAAAACCTCGGCCAGCGACTATGACACCGAATGGGCTTCTGTTGGTTCGGCGGCACGTCCGTTGTTGACTCGTGGCGCGTATCTCGACGGCACAGGACTTGTCCTTAGCGGACTCGCTAACAACGGAGCGCAGGTTCCTGATTCCGCGGCATTGTCTCCGACCGTAGCAATCGACATTAGCGCGAAAGTTACTGTCGCAAACTGGACGGCAGGCACCCTCAGCACGCTGGTTGCAAAAAACCTTGGGGGTACCAATCGCCAATGGGCGTTCAATTTGCAAGCAAACGGGTTACTGAACGCGGCGGTGTCGTCTAACGGCACCACTGACGGCAGCGCCTATCAAGGAAACTCTGGGTCAGTTGTTCCGGGTGTAAATGGGCAACCGTTGTGGGTGCGGTTCACGTTCACCAGCAACGACGGTTCAGGGAACAAAGTTGCCAAGTTCTACACATCAACCGATGGGTCGGCGTGGACACTTTTGGGGTCTACCACCACCGTTGGCACGACCTCTATTTTTGATGGTACCGCACCCATTGACATTGGGGCTTACGCGAACCTTGCACTACAACCATTGACGGGAACTATCGATCGCGTTGTTATCCTTGACGGCTACGACGGTGCAGGCACCACCGTCTTCGATGCCGACTTCTCTACTCAGACCGCTGATGCGTTGGCGTTCACCGAATCCTCTGCGAACGCCGCAACCGTCACGATCAACACGACCCGGTACACGTACGGGGTGCCGAACTCGCCGTATGCGGCTGTTTCAACTTTTGCTGCAACGGCAGGCTTGGACTACTTGTTCCCCTTTCGGGTCTCGAAACGCACCGTTGTTGATATGGCGATGTTTGAAGTAACAACAGGGCCAGCGTCTAACTCAACCGTCCATATTGGCCTTTATCCTGCGGACGAAAACATGCAGCCGAGCGGTTCGGTCATTACAAACTTCGGTCCTATCACCGTGCCAGCGTCAACAACGGGCGTGTTCTTGCAACAGGTCACTCCTGTAACGCTAGAGCCGGGGGCGTACATAATCGGGGTCAATGTCTCTGTGAACTTCACGTTTCGCACGGTTCGATCCCCAAACGAATTTCTTGCACAAGCGATGGGTGCAAATCCGATTCGACGGCTTTTGACAAAGATCCGAGCCAACGCCACCTTCCCGACTACCTATGACCCGTGGTCTGCGAGCACACAGTCGTCAGTCGGTTGGGATCAGATGGTTTTCCTCCGGTACAAGGCGGCCTCCTGATGATCCACCACTACACCGATCCCCAAGGCAAGACGGTCACTTGGGAGACACCCGACCCGCCCGCCGCACCGCTTGACCCGACAGGCGCACTAGCCACACTGCTCGCAGTCACCGAAACGCTCACCGTCGAAGACGCGGCGAACGCGGTCGGACTGTCACCCGCCGATCTTGTGGCAGAGGCTGAAGCGTGGGCGATGTGACCATCACCGAGACCCGCCCCGAGGTCATCGAGATCCCGGCCATCGAAGACGACCAGGACGACGACGACCTCGAGTACGTCGACCCGCCCGCAGTACCCACCGAACACCCTGAATGGGGAATGTGATGAACCGCAATCTGATCCGAGCCATCATCGAACGCGCAGCGAAGACAGCAGCCCAATCGCTGCTCCTATTCGTCGGCGCCGCTGAGGGCCTCGACCTGTTCACCCTCGACTGGCAGCGGGCCCTCGGAGCCGCCGCAGCAGGAGCGCTACTCAGCGTCCTCACGTCGATCGCCTCGCTCGGAATAGGCCCGGCCGACTCACCGTCGCTCGTCGCCCTCGAGCCACC